CTGCCCTGGGTGTAGGCAGCAGCACAAGCTTTTTGTGCAAAGCATTCGGGGGCCGGCCCAGATCGCCGTATCGCTAGCGGTTCAGGCTGGAGTTCTGCCCAAGCTGGACGGGAACGTTAAATGCGTGGACTGCGGTATACCGGCGAAGGCATACGACCATCGTGAATATGCTAAGCCGCTAGAGGTGCAGCCGGTCTGTAACTCATGCAACTTCAGGCGGGGGCCAGCAAAAGAACTGCTCCCGCATATTCTGAAGCGCTGGAATGTCAATTAGCGCCGGCTACTATGCGCGCCGGCGACGGCGGCCTTGAATCTTACGGATGAGGGACAGGGCCTCTAATTTTTCTTCGTGACTGAGATCTTCGATTGCGGAAAGCAGCTCTTCCCCAGCTCGGCGCTGGCGTGAGTCATCAAAGAGCAAGGGGCTAGTGGGGATATCCAGTTGACCGCTTCGCAAGCCTACGCGCTCTTCAATCTTTCTTGCGACTTTCTCGCCAAATGACTTCCCGCTCGACTGACGGAGCAGGTCGCTAAAGTACTGTGGCTTGGGATTCTCAGGGTCGTAGGCACGCGCAATCTCAGACCGATTTCCCCGAAAGTCCCGCTCAATCAATCGGATGAGATTGCGCCGACGCACGTCCGGGATAGAGCTTTCCATGAGCGCATTGTCGGTCGATTTACACCGAATGGTGAATTCCACAGACGGTGTTGATTTTCTATACACCGTATGGTGATAATGGGTCATGGGTCTGCGCGAATACTGGAAATCTCTATCCCCGGATGGCCGCAACGCTCTTGCCGAGCGGTGCGAAACCACAACTGGACATCTCACCAACGTCGCATATGGCACGCGATCGTGCTCCGTGAAGCTCGCCGTTGCCCTCGAAAGAGAGACCAACGGTAAATTTTCCTGTGAATCGCTCCGTCCTAATTTTGATTGGGCATACCTGCGCGGATCTCTGACCGCTACACCACCCACCGTGGCTAAGCGCAAACGCGCCTGATTGTTCTTGACCATGCCGCATGACCCCCGGTTGTCCGCATTGGTCACGCAATGGCGCGCACATGCGAGCTGTATTGATGGTGGGATCGCGAGGGTAGGCACGTAGGGCTATGTGCGGTATCGGACATAACCAAGATTGACAAGTGGGATTTGCGCGGATTTCCAGCGGAACGTTTTGTTGACTTCGCATCGATATTTTCACCCTCACAGCAACGCAAGAAATATCCAAACCGTGAGCGCCGCCACAAAAGTTGTAAGCCGAGGGGATGGGTTGCTGCGAGCAACTGGCGCTCGCAAATTGATGTTTGTAGTTACTACCAAGCATGACCGCACTGTGCTGGCCGCTTTCAAAAAAGCCTAGACCATGGACAGACAATCACGTTCAAAAAAATTGTCTAGCCCCGATCAGGCCACGCTTGATCTGCCTGTGCCGCGCCGTAATCCGCGCCCGTTCACGCTCGCCGAAGTCCGTGATTTGAAGAGTGAAAGCGAGGCCATTCGCTTCAGCGTCTCGTGCTCTGGATACGAGACTAAAGAGATTCCGATGCTGTTCGGCATCGACGGCGGGCAGTGGTCGAACATCATCAACGGCAAGAAACATTTCCCGCACGAGCGGCGCAACGAGTTCATGGACTTCGTCGGCAACGAGATTTTGTTGATGTATGCGTGCGAGTCGCGGCACTACAACTTCGAAACACTGCGCCCACATCGGTCAAGCGTCGAAATTGAACTGGAAGCGTCCCGGCGGCGCGAGGCTGAGTTGGAACAGAAGCTCGCCATCCAGGAAGAGTTCGTTCGCAAGGTGATGGGCAAGTGAATCAACAAACCAGAGGCCAGCATATGTCACAGCGCACCGACCCGATGTACTACGAATTCGATATCCGCGAGAACAAAACCAAGGAGGTCGTTCGCACTCGCATTTTCTGCTGGTGGACCGGCGAGCATTCCATTGCTGAGCGCAGGCGGATGTGTGATTGCCAACTCGGCGCGTTCTTCGATACGCCCATCGAGCGAGCCCAAACCTGGGCAGACTTTTTGCGCTACGGACCAAGTAACAACCACGTTCACGAAAAGCAGTTGCGGTATTTGGAAGGTCACACCTGCGACCACAAGCCCTCGCGCAAATACACCGTGACCAACGCCTACCTGCCCGGCGGTGATGTGATCGAGGTCGCCGCGTGATTTCCCCGGGCTCCCGCGAACGAGCATCACAGAGGGCCGAGGGGCGGGCTGTGCTGTCGGCGGTGCGGGGATGAGGTGCTGGATTCCATGGCGGCGTCCACCTGATTTCATTATTGGGTCAGCAGACAATCCATATCTACTGCGGTGGTGGCTACTTCCGCGCAACCACCTGTTCAACGTCTACTTGCACCACATCAAGCGCGACGATGACGACCGCGCGCTCCACGACCACCCGTGGTGGAACATCAGCATCATCCTGAAGGGTGGCTACGACGAGATCACACCAACAGGCCGGAAGCTTCGGCGTGCTGGCTCTGTTGTGTTTCGCCGAGCGACCACAGCCCATCGTCTTGCACTTCCTGTGATCAACGGCGGCATCACCTATTGCTGGTCGCTATTCATCACCGGCCCACGCATTCGCGAGTGGGGATTTCATTGCCCACAAGGGTGGCGAGTGTGGCACGAGTTTGTTGATTCAAAGAAGAGGGGACAGGTTGGTCGAGGATGTGAGTGAGTCGCGCATCGGCATAGCGCAGGCGCCGGGATAGCTCGGCAGACCAGTTACAAAAAAGCCCGCGGTTTTTACGCGCGGGCGAGGTTCATAGCAATGGCCGCTGGCGGAATAGCAACCGGTAGTGAAACGCCTGTAAAGGCGTGCGGTTCCGTGGACGTCGAACGCGAGTGTGGGCGGGGAAAGCGGCTGGGACTCGGTGGCCTAGCCGGCCCAGCCGCTTCGCCCTTGGGCTCACAAACGTCGGCGGCCCAAATTGAAAAACGCCTGGTGGGCGAGAACCAACCAGGCGTCTTGAGCAAACTCAAAGCTTCAGTAACGGCTTAAGTATCGCTCAAGTTCGATCGGGACTCAAGGCCCTTCCGCCAGGCCGGAATTGGAGGTGGAAATGCCGATGACGGCCGTTTCAGAAATCAGGCGCTGCTTGCCACGGCAACCTGGACCCGTGATGCCCCGAAAGGGGGGTCTACAAGCTTTGGAGGCTTGGATGGGGGAACGACAAGTACCGCGGTTTAGGCCGCCTCGGGTCCTGAAGGGGATTCCGGACGTGAATCCAGGAGGGAAGGATCACGGGGGAAAGTGGCGGAACTTTGTCCGATAGAAACGCGAGGTGTGTCGAAATGAGCGTTGCACGCATGTTCTGCCAACAATGCAATGGAGAGACGCTGCATACAGGAATGACCTGTGTGCACTGTGGTAGTGGTTCAGTCGTCCCGATCAATCCAGTACGAAAGCGTGGATATAACAACGCCGCCGTCCGTCGGCCGTACACCGTCGAATGGCGCGGCGAGCTGCTATCGCTGAAGCAGATTGCGAGGCGGGAAGGCGTCGCTTACTCAACGCTGACGGAGCGTTTCAGAAACGACCTTCGCGGCGACAAGTTGGTGGCGAAGGTGCCGCCGATGCGGGCGAGACCGAAGGCGAGGGCAGCGTGACCATCATGGCTAAGGTTCCACGTGGAGAGTTATCCACAGCGCGTCCCAAGCCGCCGGAGCGTCACTCGTGACATGCGCTGGCGAAAATACCAGCACTACTGGCGTCGCGCCGACGGCAAATATTTCATCTGCCGCTCCCCCTGCCCAATACGCCACGCCGACGTCTACCTGGCTTGGTACGGCAGCACCAGCATCAGCGAGCGCGCACGTGATTCGTTCGAGTCCGCAGTGGCGGATTGCACTGCGCACATACAGCAAACATTGAAGGGGTGACGACCATGAAAACCGAAATCAACACCACCGCCGAGATAGGCAAGTCCGTGAACATCAAGCGCGAGAAGGACGGCGATACCGAAGTCGTCGTTGCGCACCTGAAGTTCGACGCCGCGCTCGTGCCGCGCGAAACCATCGACGACTTGGTGGGCCAGCCAATCGGCTGGGCGCAAGGTTGTTTGTTCGACGAACTCGGCGCACCCATTGGCCACGTTGAGATTCACCTGCCACGCCTCACGTTGACCGCGACGGGAAAAATTCGCGGCATCAAGAGCCACGAAGAAATCACACTGCGGCAGGCGCGCCTCGACGACATCGCGTTGCGACTCACCGACAACGGTGCGCTGCTGTCGGGGTCGCTGGCGTGGAAGATTGCCGGCGATGAGGCGAGTGACTTGGAGCCCTTGCTTGGCCGCACTTGCATCCTGCACGTCATCGCGCAGGACAGCGGCCAGCAGGACATGCTGCAAGCAGCGTAGCAGCCATGAAGCCCATCACCCCCGGCAAGCTGCTATCCCCCGGCGAAAGCGTGCGCCTGGCCATCAAGGACAGCGCCGAGCGGCAAGTCCTGATCGAGCACATCGCCGCCCAGCTGCGCAAGGCCGAGCGGAATAAGGAAACATCAGAGCTATCGCCGCTGCAGTGGTATCGGAGGATGCGGTGACCGCTGACCAACTCACCGCCGCCGAAGCAATGCACGCCGCATTGAATAACCTGCCGTGTCGCTGCGAGTGGAATGTGCCGTACTCAGATTCGAAGGTGCCGCGAGTGGTGACGAATCAATGCGCCCGCTGCCGTTCGATGGCTGCGTGGCGGTTGGCGGCGGAAGGGGAGGCGAAGGCGTCATGAGTGAGCAAGTGCCGTCGAAGGAGCTGTTGCCGTGTCCGTTCTGCGGCTTCGTTGTTCGGTTCTGTAGCGACCCGACTCACGAATGTCACTATATCGTCTGCAGCGGGTGCCAAGCGGTCGTCGACATGACGCTGGGTACCGATGATGATATTGAGTTGCTGGACGACCTGAGGGTGGCTTGCGCCGAGAAATGGAATAAGCGAGCCGACCGCGAGCCGCCAGCTAAGCGCAGCAAGTTCGACCTTGCCTTCGAGATCATGCGCCAACTACAAGCCGAAGACATGGATACGATGCAATCGTGCCAGTTCGGCTATGTGATGCGAGTCACCCGAGAGCGAGCGTCACAACCTCCGGGAGATGACCATGCCAACGATGGTTGAGATCACGAAGGCATCTCGTGCGCGCGCTGCCAAAGCGCTTGCCTTGCGTCGCCAGGGAAAGCTGCTGAAAGAGATTGGCGCAGAGCTTGGCGTTGGTGTGGACCGAGCGCGGTGCCTAGTAGCGAAAGGCGAGCGTTTGGAAGCTCGATCGAAGTTGCCGAGGGATGGCCAATGCGCCTAACCGAACAGCAGTACGCCGAAATGCAGCGCGTCGCGACAGCAGTCAAGGCAGCGAAGAAGTCGAAGTATCGGAACGTGCGCTGCGAATCTGCGGACGGGAAGAAGTTCGATTCGAAATGGGAAGCCAAGCGCTTTGAGCAATTGAAGCTGATGGAGGCGTCCGGGGAGATTCGCGACCTGCGTGACCATGTGAGTTTCCCGCTGATGGTCGGTGATGAACTAATCGGCTCGTACGAGGCCGACGCCGTGTACTTCGACGTGAAGTCCGGGCGAAAGGTCGTGGAAGATTCAAAGGGCGGTGCGCCGACGCGGCTATTCCGTTGGAAGGCAAAACATTTCAAAGCACAATATGGCTTCGAGATTACCGAGGTGAGAAAAACGTGATCCCCCGCCTCATCACCTACAACGGTGCCCGCCTCACCCTGCGCCAACTCTCAAAAGCCACCGGCCTCACCTACCCCTGCCTAGCCGGCCGCTATCGCAAAGGCGACCGCGAGCCGAGGTTATGGCGTCCACCGGATTGCATGGGCGGCTATCGCAAGCCCAAGTCGCCGCATTCACTGCGCGGCGAAGGCGCAACCGCACGTGCTCGCGAGGAAGAGGCAGTGAAACGCGAGGACCAGCGTAAGCGCGTGAGCGACAGGGCAGGGCGTGTCGCTGAAATGCGGGCCGAACATGCAGCGGCCATGTCCGCCCCGCTGATCGACGCGTCGCTGCTCACAGCGGCTGAGCGTGTGGCGAATGCGAGGCGTGTGAGGAATTCAGGGCAGCGAAGTTGGCGGGTTAGTGGGGCATCAATGGGAGCAGCACTGTGAGCGAAGAAACATCAAAAGAGAAAATCGCCAGAGCAGTGACGGACTTGGAGTCCATTGCCGAGTACGCATACTCGAATGGCCTGCATGAGTTTGGCTACACGCCCCACGAGACGCTGCTGGCTGAGATTCAGCGCCTACACACTCTGCTTGGGAGTATCGCGTTACCTGACACAAATCCGATGGGGCGCGATGCTGACTGGGTGCTTTTTCGTAAGCGAAAAGAGGAGCGAGCGCTCGCGAATCACGGGGCGGATTTGATTGCCGGCCGAACCTACGCGGATACAGCTGGTACGTACGCCGCGCCATCACCATTCGCAACGCAAATGGACACCTCCGACAGTTCGCCGGTGCCGCAGCAAGAGATTGTGAGCGCCATTCACCATCACGCACGCGAGATTGCCCGACTGACTGAGGCGTGGCCGGCACCAAGCGACTCAGATGATGACGGAATAGGTGCTGGCATACCACCTGACGGGGTACCGCGTCTGCCGAGACTCCTGAAACGATGCGAGGAAGCCATTGCCGATCTGTTCGAGTTCGAAAAGGTCGAGCGCGACAAATACGTTGGGTACCCATTGTGGGATCGCCACAACCTGCGCGTGGTTGAAGTCGGCGAGTTGCTGGCCGATGTGCGAGCCGCGTTACCGCCGGATGATTTAGCAAAGGCGGGCACGTGAGCGCCAACACCCTGGACCGCTTCGCGCGGCAGGAGATCGACGCCGAACTCAACAGTTGGGGCCGGTGGATTGAGCGGCACGCGGACTACACCGGTCACCCCAGCGTGAATTTTCTTGTCGCGCAGTTCTACGGCGCCGGCGGCAGCACCCCAGGGCATCGTGTGCTTTGCCTGGACATGCCGGACCACATCTACGCCACGCACGCCCGGGTCCTCAGGCTCAATGAGCGCGAACGCGAGGCCGTCTACCTGTTTTTCGCGGTGAAACTCAAAGCGGATGGCACGCTGTGGACGGTGGCCGAGAAGAGCCGAATCTATGGCATCAAGGAAGAATCACTGCGCCGCAGGCTCGCCCGAGCACGATATCGAATCCTCGGTCTGCCGGTTCCCGACGCTTTAACTGGCAAACGAGTTGCTAACTTGTCCGCTGTGGGATAATTTTAGGCTATTGTCAAAAATAGTCACTGAGGCCCGCCAAGCGGGTCTTTTCGTTTTCGCGCTCGCCGAGTCGCCACCTCATCCCCTTCCGGCACTCGGCCAGCGCGGTCCGCTCTCGGTCATCGCGCACGCGACCGGTCCAGCAGACCCCAGTCATGCACTCGGTACTGGCCGTCCTCACAGGCCACATCAGCGGCCAGCTGCTCGCGCAGGTCGATGAGAGTGCGATACAGGGTGGCCCGAGACATCTTCGTCGCGCGCAGCAACTCCCCGGCCGTCCTGGGGCGCTTGTCGCACGCCCGCAGGATGGCGAGGCAGTTGGTCAGGTCGAGTTTAGAGCGCATGGGCTATCTCTGGTCGCCCGTGTACATCCGCACGATGCCGACGCGCCGCGCCGTAAAAACGAGCCATACGTGATGATTTCTTTGCCGCAGTCGCATTTGCACCGCCATTTGAGACCGTGTCTCGTAGCGCCCGCTCGACCGAGGGCAACGAGCATGCCAAATCTTTTTCCCTTGATGTCTTTGATTCTGCGTTCGCTGAGGGCGCACCCGCAGGATGTGTTGCCGCCGCTCTGAAGCGCGGCGGTAGTGGACACTCGCGTACCGCCACAATCACAGCGGCAAAGCCAAAGATAGTGACCGCCTGCGTTCTTGCCGCGACCGTCAGTTACCGTCAGCAATCCGAATCTCTTGCCGACGAGATCGGAACGCATGGCTTACTCGACATCCACTCGATATTCCGAGTCGCCGACTTCGCGCGCATACGAGCCCGGAACGACCGCGCCGTCGCGGTATTCGATCGCTCCCTCAAGGGCACCGTACACGTCGTCGCCGATATCTGCGGCGCAATCGACGATCCGGTTGCCCTGGAGTTCGCCGGTGCCGACCTGGGCCCAACGGCCGTCATTGATTCGCTCGTGGATGCTGACCTTGTTCATCGTTCTTCTCCTCGAAAGGGGCCACTACCTCAGCGACCATGTGGCTACAGTATCATAATCTGCGACGGTGTGTCAACAAATGAGACTTACGGGATACGCGTATACATTCGCTGCGGCGACACTGCTGTGCGCGGCTATTGCGTATGCCGACGGCACGACCGAGCACCAGACCGCCGTCAAACTCTACCGCGGCAGCACGATCATCGCGGCCAGCGATCCCAATCACCGCGAGTACCAACCCGATTTCACGATGCCGGTGTGCTTGGGCCTGAAAACCAAGTTGGGCGACGCGGAGAAATTGGCCAGGGATGACGGCAAGTCAACGTACAAGTGCCAACTGGAAGATCGGGACATCATTGCGTTCCATCCGGCGCCAACCGCGACCTGCGGCACCAAGCCCGCCGACGAACAGCGCCAACAGACCTGCCCAGCCGGCACCGTGGGCACCTGGCTCCAGGATAGCGTCTACACCCTGCAACCTTACCCCGACTGCTGGGTACAGGGCGACTGGTCACCGAGCTCGCCGCCAGCCGGCATGTGCGCCCCAATCACGCCCGCGTTGACACTCAAAATCAACGCCGGCGGCCCCGCCATCAGTGACTACGTGGCGGATCGCCACTACGTCAACGGGTTGACCACCAACAACTGCAACCGCACGTGGTCCGGCATCTTTGCCACGCGCCGCTACGTTCCAGCCCCAGGCACGCTGCGCTATCGCATCCCGGTAGCCAATGGCCAATATACCGTCCGCTTGCTGTGGCGTGAGTGCTGGAATTCGGTGGCCGGCAAACGCGTGCTGTCGGCAACCATTGAAGGCGCGCAGATCGCAGCCCTGGACACGTACCGGCCCGCTGGCGACGTCATCGTCGAAGAGCGTGTGGTGAGCGTCACCGATGGCGCGATCGACGTTGCTGTGACATCTGTGACCGGCGACGCCATGATCAATGGCATCGATGTGGTGGCGGGCGGGTCTGTGCCAACGCCTGAGCCGCAGCCGGCGACGGGCACTGCCGCGCTCACCTGGACGTCACCGACGCAGAACACCGATAACTCGGCGCTCACCGATCTCGCGGGCTATCGAATCTCCTACGGCACGACGCCCGATCTTGCCCAGGTTGTGCAACTCTCGAATCCCGCGTTGAGCGGCTACACCATCGAGCGGTTGTCGCCGGGTACGTGGTATTTCAGCATCAAGGCTTACACAGCCAAGGGCAACGAGAGCGTGTCGTCGGGCACCGTTTCCAAGGTCGTCAAATGACTTGGCGTGAAGCGATGGACGCCGCCGCCAAGGCGTATCTCACCGACCTGCTCGAGCACACCGGCTGGAACGTCGCCGCTGCCGCGAGAATCGCCGGGCTCAATCGCACGGACATGTTCAAGCGCTTGCGGCGTCATGGTGTGCGCAGGCCGCAACCTTATGCAGTACGGGGAGCCTTGAGCCTGCGGACAAACCGCTGCGCCGCCGTGCCATCGTAAGCGGTCCAGGCCGCATCGAAGATTCGGTTATAGACCGCTTCGATTCGCCACCGCGGCGGCCACATGGTGCGCGCCCAGGTGTATTCGAGTTGCTCAGCCCACGTCGTCGCCGGGAAGAACTGACGTAGCCAGTCATTGACCTTGAGGTCGAGGACGAGGTGATAGCGCGCCTCGTCGCCGTCGTTGCGGACGAAGTGCCATTTGGAAAAATTGACGTAGTAGAAGCGCCCCGGCCGCATCGTGATCACCTCACCGCCGACGTGAAACGTGACTTTCGGATTAGTGATGATTGGCACATGCAAGCGGACTTGGTTGAACGCCAAGCAACCCACCTCGGCGTTGACGTCTCGGTGCAAACCGATGCCAGCGCCGGGCGCGAGTTTCAGGATGCGGACTCGGCCCTGCGGGCACTTGAAGTAGTCGAGGATTTCGCGGAAGTACGGCAGCTGATCGACCAGTGGCGTACGTACGAACTCGCTGAAATCCCATGACGGGCGCTGTGACTCGCGGCCTGACATTTCGCCGTGCTTGGAGACCAGTAATGCGGCGCGCCAACCGCGGTCAAGGGTCGGGTCGTAGTGGTCGAGCAGCTTGTTTTCGTCGATCTTCTTCAGGTCAGCTTTCATGCGATCGACGTCGAATTTGAACGGGAACGCGTCGGTTAGATCGATCCAGGTTTTCATTGCTATACCCCTATCCATTTGTCCCCCGGATCGTAGAGGAAATCGCCGGCAAAAACCCGGCCGAGTTCACTTAACGCCACCGTCGGATTCTTTAACACGATGAGCTTTTTCCTAACTCGCTCGACAGCTGCGCAGGGCGGTGGGGGCGGCGGTGATCTGGTCGACGGGCAGGCATTCACCATTACTGGATCGGGGTTGGGGACACGCGCTGACAACAATGACGGCGACTACACCTTTGCCGGTGTGCGCCACATCCACAAGCGCTTCACGCGATTCGAGAATGCGTTCCCCGCGAATGGCTCTTCTCGGGCAACGTTCGAGAGTGATTCAAACGGCAAGGGGTTCGCTCCTTGCGGAGCGGCATTCGCGTTTGCGGACACCCCAAGCACTGAGGGGGTATCCATCGAGACGGGCGGCCCGTCAACGAGCGGGAAGTTCCTGCGGAAGGTGGGGAACTCCTTCGCCGACGAAGGCGGCATTATCGTTGACGTAACGCTTCCGACTCCGGCTGAAGCATATGTTTGCTATAAGGCGCGAGGTGGCACGGACGGGTCGAAGATTTTTCGTTATTGGATCGCCAGTGACGATGGTAATTTCTTCCTAGGCACTGGCGGCATACAAAGAGACGACCCGCAGGGAAGCTGGCCGTTCGATTCGACCGCATTCACCAGCGGCTCTTCGACCGGATGGCAGGACAGCACTACAGATTGGAACCGTCATGAGCTGATTCTGCATGTAGCGAACGAATCGAAGCTCCGCGTCAGCGGCACTGCGGTCACGTTCGAGTGTTACACGGGCGGCAATCCCAGCAACGAAAGCACGCTCCCGATGATCACCTCGACCGACAACGGCGAGCAGGTTCATCTCACTTGGCCCAACTCAGTCAACGACGGTCTCGTGCGCGACTATGCGGACGTCTACGTTGATTTCACAGCGGCACGCGTCGAGGTAACCGACGGGAGCAAGACGGAGATTCAGGTGCTTACCTCATGGGCGGACACAGAGATCAATGGCGTGTTCAACAAAGGCGAACTCTCATCTGGTGCGGGAACTCGGTACACCTACAACGCCAGTGATGCTGTGATCAAAACCGAAAGCGTGACGATCGCGTAATGGCCGTCTACTCGAAAACCTTTGTCGGCACTGACGGCACCGATCTTCCGTCACACGATGCCGATTGGGTCGCCACATCCGGGGCACCGCCCAATCTTGAGATTCAAGGCAACACTGCCACGGGTACGGATTCAGGCGGTTCGTTTAACTCGAACCGCCTGAATCAAGCGGTCACCACGGCTCACTACGTCAAGTGCACGCCGCATGCTTCGTATGCGGAGTACGTCGGCGGCACCGTGCGCCACCAGGCAGGTGCAAATAGCTATTTCTACCTTATCCGCCGCAATGACGGTGTGGTCTTTTGCGGCGAATTGATCGCAGGCAGCGCCACCGATTGGGACGCCGGGACGGCAGGATTTACGACAAGCGACACGTACGAACTACACGCCGATGCCAGCACGAGCACGACCTTTTACTTAAAAAAGAACGGAACGACTGTCACGACATTCACTAGCAAGAGCGCGCTGTCAGGCGGCAGTGTCGGTATTTGCGCGGTCAACGTCCTGGCTTCCCAGGGATTGAGTGCATGGGAGGGTGGTGATGTTGCTGGCGGTGGCAGTACAGGCCGAGGGAGATTAGTTGGCGGTAAATTGGTTGGTGGCAATCTCCTTGGGAGAGCGGCATGAGAGATATCGCGCTGGAAGACACCTTTGACTCTAAATTTACGACGGCGGAACCCGACACCGGCGCGCCGGCAACACTATCGGGAACGCCTGTCGTCTCGGCCTATGTGGGCAACTCAGCGACTCAGATCACCGCGGGGATTACGCTCAGCGCGGACTTCGATGGCGTTACCGGGTTTAACAACGTGCGCGTTGTGGCTACGGCCGCCAACGGCTACGCGGACAACACAGACGTGTCGCTCGTGATTACTACGGGCACTGTCGACGGCAACAGCGCCGTTGGCTATGTCATCGAGCAGTTCACGATCGGGCGCGGCGCGGCGTACAGGCGACTCGGTGCCCCGGCTGGCGCTTCGGTCTCGGCAGACATCGCAGCAGTTGAGGCACAGACAGACGATATTGGAGCGGCGGGCGCTGGATTGACGGCGATTCCTTGGAACGCCGCGTGGGATGCCGAGGTGCAGAGCGAATGCGCTGATGCACTGACGGCATACGACCCGCCAACCAACACGGAGCTTATCGCAGAGATCGACGCGGTACAGTCCGACATCGCCGGTATCACGGCTGGCACATCGCCCGACGTGCTTGTTGATACAACCATTGCGACGCTGGCCACGCAAACGAGCTTTACGCTGACGGCCGGCAGCGCTGACGACGACGCCTACAACGGCATGGCGGTGATTTTCACCGATCAGGCGACCGCGGATCAAAAGTGGGTGTGCTTCGTCAGCGACTACACGGGCAGCACGAAGACGGTCACGCTTGAAAGCGCTCCAGGCTTCACCATTGCCACGGGCGATGAGGTGGCGATCATGGCAGCCGGTGGCTCAACGAGCGTGCCAGTAACGGCGGCGTTGGCCGATGGTGGCATTACCGCCGCAAAGATTGGAGCCAATGCGTTCAACGCCTCTAAGTTCGACCCGGATGTGACGACCGAACTCCAGAGCGGACTAGCCACGGCCGCCGCGTTGGCGACAGTGGACAGCAATGTTGACGCGATTCTGCTCGACACCGCAGAGATCGGCACTGCAGGTGCTGGCCTGACCAACATCAACCTCCCGAATCAGACAATGGATATCGTCGGCAACATCACCGGCAACCTGTCGGGGTCGGTGGGATCAGTCACTGGCGCGGTAGGTTCAGTTACGGGCGCTGTCGGAAGCGTCACGGGCAACGTTGACGGAAACGTTACTGGAACCATTGGCGGCCTCGCGACTCAGGCCAAGGCCGATGTCAATGCCGAGGTCGATGCCGCTGTCGCCGATCTTGTGTCTGGAATCATCACTGGCGCAGCCGCAACGGGAACGCTGTCCACGACCCAGGCCACCACGGACCTGACCGGTTATGCAGATGATCAATTTATCGGCCGCATCGTTATCTGGCTGAGCGGAGCCTGCGAGGGCGAGGCGAGCGATATCACGGACTATGCCAATGCCAGCGGGCTGCTGACGTTCACCGCTCTGACGACAGCGCCCGGTAACGGCGATTTGTTTAAAATCGTGTAGCAATGTCGCTTTCCGGCGCTCAAGTCACCCGGCTGTGGCCCTATGGCGGGCCAGGCCATAACTATGGCTCATTCGCTGGGAAGACCGAGGGCGGCGACACCACCCCCGATCAGTTCAGCTTCACCGATCAGTCAGGCGTTGCACTGTCGAGCACGATCACCAGCGCACCGATCACGGTTACTGGTATCGATGCAGCTGCTGACATCACGGTCAGCGGGGATGCGTCGAGCCTTTACGACATCAACGAGAGCGGCACGTTCACGGCTGATCCGGGCACGGTCGAAAACGGGGATACGGTCAGGGCGCGACACACGAGCAGTGCGAGCTATCTCACCGCTACGAATACGGTGGTCACGATTGGCGGGGTGGCGGATACGTTCCGAAGCATTACCGAGGGCGATCCAGCCCAAGCCGCCTACATCAAGCGGCCATTCAGTCTCAACTGGTGGAGTCATTAATGGGTACGCCTGTTCTCAAGCGTTTAGGCGCGACTGATGCTGACAATGCGGCTGTGTTCGAGATCACCTCAAACGGCGATCAGTACGACACGTGGCAGTTGGGTTCAAGCGCTGGCGCCATGGATGTGTTCGTCGCTGGCGATGGGACCAATTACCTGTCAGCCGCTGTTGCCCTGATCGACCTGGGCTCTACCGCGCCATCGACCGCCGTCGTTGAAACCACGGCCGGTGGTCACTACGGCATTCGCGGGCGCTGGCCGAAGATCATCGTACGGCAGAAGGGCGCAACCGCGGTGGTTGGGGCTTATCTGATCGGGTATGAAAGCTAGGAGAATATCGTGAGTGAGGCGCAGGAGACTTCGCCTGGGAGACCGACCAAGTACAAGTCCGAGTACGTGGACTTGGCCTACAAGTTCTGCCTGATGGGCGCTACCAACGAAAAGCTGGCCGAATTCTTCGATGTTGCTACTGCTACGGTCAGCAATTGGATGAATGAGCACGCTGATTTTTTGGACGCCGTAAAAAGGGGCCGAGTCCAGGCTGACGGTGAAATCGCTCACGCGCTGTATCACCGCGCCAAGGGCTACTCACACAAGGCCGTGAAAATATTCGCTGACGTGAAGACTGGCGATGAGAAGATCGTCGAGTACACCGAGCACTATCCACCGGACACCGCCGCAGCCTTCATCTGGCTGAAGAATCGGGCGGGCTGGAGAGATCGCCAAGAGCACACCGGCGCCGACGGCAAAGACCTAATCCCCGAAATGAACGAGACGGAGATAGCCCGTCGCATTGCCTTTGCGCTTCAGCAAGGCGCGCAGGCGCAGGAGCAGCAGAAGTGATGCGGAAGGATGGTGGGCCTAGGTCCTCATTTATTCCCCCGGCTGTGAGGACTCCGCGGCGTGCCGGGACAGATGCTGCCGTGTCAGCCCACCCGGGCAGCCAACGGACTTTAATAGTAACCCATGAGCATCACGCAATACGCACCAGGAGCCGAAATGAAAACACACAGGTTCGAGGAGTTCGACCGCAGCGCGCGAGTAGTACGTGTATTCACGCGCGTCAGGTGGCAATCGGCCAATCGGCTGTCGCAATACGACAAGCATCTGCTGAATCGGAAGCCGCCAAGGCGATAAGTGGGATTTTCGGATTATCCGACTCGGTGCCATTTCTGACGAAGTGGGAAAACCCAGCGCTCGGGCGATAGGGCGCACAGCAGCCGACAGGACGCGGCACAAGCAGAGTTTCGACTCACAAGCAGTTTCACTACTGAGGATATCGTTATGGGTGTTCAGATTCTCACGGAGCTGCATGGGCGGCTGATCGGACTGGATAGCGAAGGGCGACTGGTTGTCCCGGCCGGGATTGTCTCAGGCGACGGCCTTTCGGCTGGCGCAGGCATTACCGACGGCGATGGCGCGGTGTACCGGTCTGTCGTCGTCAAGCAAGACGGCCTCATCAAGACGCAAATCTACGTCGACCTGACTGGCTTGTCGTCCTCAACTACCGATCTCGACATCATCGGCGTTGGCACAGCGGTGGCGCACCTCGGGCAACACACGGTCGCTCGGAATGGGATTCTGTTTGCCGGCAGAGTGATCTGTCTCGAACTGCCAGCCGGGGGCGTGACCGACATCGATCTCTACGCCGCAACCGAGGGCACTGGGGCATTCGACACTGGCATCGCTACCCTGACGGAGACAGCTCTGCTGACGAAGGGTGGGGCTTGGTCAGCGCGTACGGTGTCGGCGCTCACGGCGCTGCCGGCCGCAAATCAGTATCTGTATCTGACGGGCGGCGCGGCGGGAACGGCGGCCCCCTACACGGCTGGCCAGTTCCTGATCGAACTCGAGGGCTACGAGGCCTAAGTGGCACAGCTTCTCGATGACCTGCTCGGCCGGCTGAATTCGCTGCCGGCCAAGACGAAGGAACAGGTTGTCAGGGACGCGCTCGCGGCCACGCAGGGCATGAAGTGGATTCCCTCGCCCGGCCCGCAAACCGATGCGTACTTCAGCAAGGCGGATTGCCTGCTGTTCGGTGGTGAACCGGGCGGTGGAAAGAGTCAACTGATACTGGGCCTCGCATTCAACGAGCATGAGCGCTCGCTGATCATGCGGCGCCAGTACGGTGATCTGAATCGACTGGTGGATGACGCGCTGAAGATTCACGGGTCACGTGATGGCTTCAACGGCTCACCACCCCCAAAGCTGAGAATCAGCGACACACAGATCATCGACTTTGCCGCCGCTCACCGTGTGGGTGATGAGCAAGGCCAGATGGGCAAAGGCCGTGACCTGCTGGGCATCGACGAAGCCACGCACTTCGCCGAGCAGCAGATTCGCTTCTTGATGGGCTGGAATCGCACGGACACACCCGGGCAGCGCGTTCGTACGGTACTGGCCACCAATCCGCCGCTCACAGCCGAGGGCCTGTGGGTGAACAAGATGTTCGCGCCCTGGCTGGACCCAAAGTATCCGTATCCCGCCAAGCCCGGTGAATTGCGCTGGGTGATCTCGGATGCCGATGGGGATGACCTGTGGGTCGAAGGGCCAGGAGATCACCGCGAGATCAACGGCAAGATTCATCGCCCCACGTCACGGACGTATATCCCGTCCAAGGTCAGCGACAACCCGTATTACGCGGCGACGGACTACGAGCGGCAGTTGGATGCGATGCCAGAGCCGTATCGCTCGCTGCTCATGGGTGGATTTAGGACCACGTTCAAGGATGCCGAGAACCAGGTCATCCCCACGGCTTGGATTGAGATGGCCAAGACCCGATGGGCGGCGGGCCGGGCATCCATCGTCCCGATGTGCACCATGGGCGTCGATGCCTCCGGTGGTGGTGCCGACCCGATGATCATCGCCAATCGGTATGACGGCTGGTACGACACGCTCATTGAGGTGCCCGGCAAGGAAATACCAGTCGATCGTATCGGCCCGTATTGCGCGGGAATCGTGGTTGGACATCGACGCGATGGCGCCCTGGTAATTGTGGATATGGGCGGTGGCTACGGCGGCTCACTGCATGATCACCTCAAGGGCAATGACGTCGAGGTGTTCGGCTACAAAGGCGCGGAGAGGTGCACGCGTCGCAGTCGCGACGGGCGGTACAAATTCACGAACACGCGCTCAGCCGCTCATTGGACGTTTCGAGAGGCGCTTGATCCCGCGCAAGAAGGTGGGTCGCCCATTGCCTTGCCCGATGACCCAAAGCTCGTGGCTGATTTGACGGCAGCTACTTTCGAGGTGGTCGCCAACGGCATCAAGGTCGAATCGAAAGAGGATGTTTGTGATCGCCTGGGCCGCTCCACGGATCGCGGTGACGCCGTGATTATGGCGTGGTGGGCCGGAGCAAGAGCGCTGACCCACGCGCAAATCTGGACCAAAGAGCAGGGCCGTGGTCAACGCACCCCGCAAGTGAACTACGGGCCGCGTCGGCCCAATGGAATGAGGAAGCATTGATGACCGGTATCCACAAGACGATCAAGAAAATCATTCCGAAAGAGGCACGCACGCCGCTCGACCGCAAGATTGGCGAAGAGAACATTAAGACGCATGAGAGCCTGAGCCGGTCCCTCAGCCCCGAAATGCCCGAGGCTGATCCTGTCATGCCAATGGCGGATGAGGAAGAGATCAAGCGCAACAAGCGCCGCACAGCATCGGCTCGTGGCGGCGGGAGAGCATCGACGATCTTCACTGACAGTGACAGATTGGGCCCCTAATGGAGTTCGCGCCATCATGCTCGACGTAAAGAAGCTGATCGGCCAGGGAGATCAGCTGTTCCAAAGCCGCGGCACGCTCATGTTGCTCTGGCAGGACATCGCCGAGAATTTCTACCCGGAGCGCGCGGACTTTACCGTCAAGCGTGATATCGGCGATGACTACGCGGGCAACCTGACGACGAGCTATCCCTTGCTCGTACGTCGTGAACTGGGTGATTCGATCTCCTCCATGCTCCGTCCGCGTGGCCAAGAGTGGTTCAGCATCACGATTGATGGCCAGGACGAGGTGGATAACTCCGGCAAGGAATGGCTGCAGTGGGCATCTGGCGTGCAGAAGCGCGCGATGTACGACAAGATTTCTCAGTTCGTGCGCGCCACGAAAGAGGGCGACCACGACTTCGCCGCCTTCGGTCAGCCCGTGCTGACCGTGGAAGTGGACTGGTCCACAACCGCCTTGCTCTACCGCTGTTGGCACCTGCGCGATGTCGCGTGGTGCGAGAAATACAACGGCTCCATCGGCGACATCCATCGCAACTGGTGCCCGGATGTTCGAACTTTGGTGGCGATCTTTGGCAAGGACAAGCTGCATGCGAACGTCGCCAAGCAGCTCGAAAAGACGCCGTATAACACGATCAAGTGTCGGCACGTCGTCATTCCCAGCGACACCTACGATGGCGACAGGAAGCATCGAACGCCGTGGGTGTCGATCTACATCGACCTGGAGAACAATCACCTCATCAGCGAGGTGGCCTCGTGGAGCCAGATTTACTGCATTCCCCGCTGGCAGACCGTCTCGGGTTCTCAGTACGCCTATTCCCCGGCGGCTGTGGCTGGACTGCCCGACGCCCGTTTGCTTCAGGCCATGACGTTGACCTTGCTTGAGGCCGGTGAGATGGCCGTTCGTCCGCCACTACTTGCCACGAAAGAGGCGATCCGCGGTGATCTCGCCGTCTACGCGGGTGGCATCACCTGGGTGGATGCGCAGTACGACGAGCGTCTTGGTGAGGCGTTGCGACCCATTACGCAGGACAAGGCCGGACTGCCCTTTGGATTGGACGTGTCCGAAGAGAAAAAGGCCATGCTCCAGCAGGCGTTCTACCTCAACAAACTGAGCCTGCCGCCACCGGAGCGCGAAATGACCGCGTACGAGACGGGCCAGCGCATCCAGGAGTACATCCGCAATGCGCTCCCGTTGTTCGAACCCATGGAGAACGAATACAACGGCGCGCTGTGCGAAATGACATTCGATGCGCTGATGCGCGTGAGGGCCTTTGGCCCGCCCGAGGAATTCCCGCAGTCACTCCGAGGTGAAGACGTGCGCTTCAAGTTCGAGTCCCCACTGCACCAGGCGATCGAACGGCAGAAGGGCCAGAAGTTCCTGGAGGCCAAGGGCTTGCTGCGTGAGGCAGCCGAGATTGATCCGGCATCGACAGCGATTGTCGATGCGCGTATCGCCCTTCGTGACGCCCTCTCGGGTATCGGAATCGACGCCAAGTGGATGCGCTCCGAGGAAGCCGTGGAGGCTCAGGCACAGAAGATGGCGCAGCAGCAGGAAGCCGAGCAGGCATTGGCCATGGCTCAGCAGGGCGCGGATGTGGCGGAGACGGCGGGTAAGGCTGAACAAACGATGGTGGCAGCATGAGCCGAGTAGTTATGGTAACCGCCATAGAGGTTGTGACCCTGCGCATTCCAAAAACGAGCCTTCGGTTCCGCGACAATCACCCGTACTACGAAGACTGGGCGCTGGTTGATGCTAGAAGGCTGAAGCGTCAGGAGCGTCGGTACACCGCGCGATTGCGAATGCCGCGGCCTAAGCTCTTAGCATGAAGAAGCCTGACGCCTCCCCCTGGAAGCCCTTCGACTGGGAGCCCGCTGACGCTGCCGCGATTCAGGCGCTTGCCCGTGGCGAGGCGACGCCTGATCAGCAGAAGCGCGCACTCGATTGGATCATCACCTCGGCAGGCACCTATGACCTGTCGTATCGACCGAGCAGTGACCGCGACACATGCTTTGCCGAAGGCCGGCGCTTTGTTGGCCTGCAGATTGTGACGAAATTGAAACTCAACCTTGCCGCCATCCGGCAAGCCAAATCAACACAGGAGACTGGCAAGTGAGCGAACCGAATCCCGCACCCCCGGCTGATCCCGCAGCGAATCCCAATCCAGGCGCACCGCCGGCAGCACCGCCCGCTGTTCCGCCCAACAGCGACCCAGCCGTACCGCCACCACAAGACCCAAGCAAGCCGAGCGGCCCGACCTTCGCATCGACATGGCGCGCTGACATTTCAGGCGGTGACGAGAAGGCCACAAAGCTGCTGGAGCGGTATTCGACGCCGCAGGACTTCACCAAGGCGTATCTGGAGGCGGTCAAAAAGATCAGCTCCGGCGAACTGGCCAAACCACTGGCAAAGGACGCAACACCCGAGCAGGTCGCAGAGTGGCGCAAGGGCAATGGCATTCCCGAGAAGCCCGAAGGCTACTTCGAGAAGCTGCCGAATGGCTTGGTGATTGGCGAGGACGACAAGCCGCTGTTCGATGCCGTCGCTCAGAAGCTGCACGCGCGCAACGTTCAGCCCGAGGTCATTCACGATCTCGCTGAGTGGTACTACGGCATGCAGAACCAGCAGATTCAGACGCAGCAGGCCGCCGATGCCGAGGCAAAGCCTGCGCTTGAGGCTTCGCTGCGCGAAGCATGGGGCGCCGACTTCAAGGCGAACGCCAATGTCTACGCGAGCTACCTGGAGGCCGCGCCGAAGGAAGTGCAGGACGTGCTGAAGTCGGCTCGCGATGCCGAGGGCAACTTCATTCTGTACCGGCCCGAGGTTGTCTCGTGGCTCGTCTCCCAGGCACGCGAGATCAATCCGGCTGGGCACATCACGCCAGCTGGCAACGAAGGGACGGTGCAGTCGGTGCAGGCCGAGATCGACACCATTGAGAAGTTCATGCGGACCAACCGCACGGAATACAACAAGGATGAAAAGATGCAGGCGCGGGCTCGTCAGCTGTATGAAGCACGAGCCAAGCTGCAAGCCCGTGGGAGAGCGGCATAATCAACGCCTATCGTAGGTTGACATTTGATAGACGTTGTGAATAATCGAATCTGAGCCAAACACCGGACACCCCGAAAGGCCCCGGTCGAATGGCTAACTTGCTGTAGCAAGGCTCCGCCTCGAACAGGTAGGCCCGGCGCAACGCCGACACCCCGATCCTGATCAGCCAGCGGCAACCCCAAGCGAAGGCTTCAAACCCTTTTGTTTTGGAGTTACCACCATGGCTGTTGATGCAGCACAGGTCCAATACCGGCAAGAGTTCATTGCCGCGTTCGAACAACGTCAGTCCTTGCTGCGCGATGCAGTCACGACTGAATCCGTCATTAAAGGCAATCAGGCGACGTTCCTTGTCGCGGGCAGCGGTACCGACACCGCGGTGACTCGCGGCGTGAACGGCTTGATTCCGGCCAAAGCCGATACCGAATCGCAACTCACTGCGACCCTGGCCGAATGGCATGACTTGCGGCGCAAGACGAACTTCAACGTCTTCGCGTCCCAGGGCAACCAGCGCGCCATCATGCAGATGAACACGATGGCCGTGATCAATCGCAAGATCGACAGCGAGATTCTGACCGAACTTGCGACGGGAACGATCACCACCGGCGCAGCCGTGACAGCGTCAATGAACTTGGTCACGAAGGCCAAGACAAAGCTGGGCAATGCTGGCGTTCCCTGGGATTCGAATATCTTTGCGGTGATCTCACCGGGCTTCGAAGGCTACTTGATGCAGATCAAGGAGTTCGCGAGCCGCGAGTACATCGGCAAGGCGCCCATGGACAACGCCGACCCTGCATGGCGTGACCGCCCGATGATGTACTTCTGGCTGGGCATTAACTGGATCGTGCATCCCAGCGTGGCCGGCGTCGGCACGGCAAGCGAGTCGTGCTTCATGTTCCACAAGTCTGCGATCGGTCACGCAGTCGATTCGGCGGGTCTGGAATCCCCGATCGGCTACGACGACGAGCAGGCGTACTCGTGGGCGCGCTGCACGGTTCACATGGGCTCGAAACTGCTGCAAAACAGTGGCATCGTCGAGATGGTTCACGACGCTTCGGCGATCTCGTAAGGAGGAATGAGACATGGCTTATTCAACTGACAATCCTCCGGCATTGCTGGTTGGCAGCTTGCAGGGCTTGGCTCCGCAGATCTGGATCTACCGATCCACGGATGCTGCGGCGACGGTCGACGCTGCGAACTACATCACCAACGGCGGCTCCCTTGGCTTGAAGGTGGGTGATCTGGTGTATGTCGTCGATACTGACGCATCACCGGTCATCACGACCTTGCATCAGGTGAGCGCAACCGGCGATGGCACGACCGACTTGAACGACCTGACGACCATTACCCAGACCGATTCGGACTAACGAACGTTTGGGGATCAACCGGAAAGGGCTGCACAAGGCAGCCCTTTTCATTTCTGCAACACAGGAGACTGGCAATGACGCAACTCGCAACCGATCGAATTCAGCTCGCGGAACACATGCGCAATGTTTGGTATGTGACGCCGGAGTACGGTACGCCCGTCGAGGCGTTGCTCGAGCCGCAGTTCTGGGCGCACGTGTCGGCGAAGATGAGGCCGCGCGATCGAATCGAAGTGGACGCCGAGGACGGCAGTTACTTTGTCGAACTGCGGGTGGAAGACGCGGGCCGGCTGTTTGCCAAGGTCGTGGTTTTGCGTCGCGTTGATCTTGTCGTCGCTGAGGCTGTCGAGCAACTGCCTGACTACAAAGTCATGTGGGCGGGCCCGCATGCCAAGTGGCGCATTGTGCGCGCAGTGGATAAGGGACTGGTCAAGGATGGGCTTGAGACACGCCAGGCGGCCGAACTGTATCTGACCAGCCATGTGAAGGCGATGGCTGCCTGATGTCGCCATTCTACAAGAGCGTTCTCGATGCCCTTGGCGTCGAGGCGCTTCTCAATGATCTGCTGCTGAGCGGTGAGCTAAGGAAGTGTTTTGCCGCCAAGCCATGGGCGTTTGCGGTCCGTGGGGGCGAGATCAATAGCGATCCGCGGTGGGCGCCAGAATTCGGGTATCGCTACGTTCTCAAGAAGCCCAAGGACTGGGTGACGACGGTTAGCCTATCGAGCAACGGCGAACCGGTCCGTCACTTCAATGACGAGCCGGAGTTCATCTACTGCGATGTCTCCGTGCTGGATGCCGAGTGGATCTCTGAGGATGCGGCCTGGACGCCAGAGTTCACGAACTACGTTCACGCGTACTTCGCCGCAAAGGTGTCCGTCGCGCTCTCTGCAAAGACTGCCACGCTGCAAACTAAGCTGGGTCCGATTGCGGCCAGTGCTCCCACGGTCGCGGCCCAGACACCAGTACAGCAGCGCGCTGGCACATTTCGAAGTGACGGCGGTAGTGGAGCGAGGCTGATCGGATGATCCCCACACGCCACCACCTAATGCTTCCGGATGATGCCTCGCATGAAGTGAGGCACGTTCTGCGATACGGCTCTAACACTGTTCCAGGTGTCACTGACATGACTGCAGCCGCTCAGGCTGCTATCGATGCGTTGCCCACCGGTGGCGGGGAAGTCGTCGTTCCGAACGAAACGCTTCTGGTGACAAGCGTTAATCTCGCTGGCTCTGACAATGACAAGAGCAATGTCACCCTGAGAGGCGAGGGTCTGTCGAGTTGGATTAAGCAGGCCGGCACTGCCCGCGCGAGCAATGTCCCAGGCGGGGACACGACGCAATCACCGAACGTGCTGTATGCGTATTACGGCAGCGGCTTCCGTGTTGCCAGCCTGCGCCTCAGCGGCAACAAAGATACTGGCGGAGTCAAGCCGACGCAGGCCGCGGCTTGGGCGGGAAACACGGTATACACCTATGATGCGGGATCTCCGACATACCGCCAAACGCAGGAAGGCGGGACGGCCATTGTCAGCGAGGCGGCCACGGACAAGGTGTGGCGACTGTTGGTCAGTCACACGTCGGACGCTACCGATATCGATGTCGATGTCGCGCTTGGCCGCTGGGAGCAAGTGACGAACTTTGCGGCCCTGAACGGCTACTACTACGACGAGTCATTCAATCGCGGCATGTGTGTGTACTTCGGCGGCCCCAATGGTGGTTCGGAAGTCACGGATGTCACGATTGAAAGCTGCCGGATAGAGGGCGCGTACTACGCCAATGTTCTGTGCGGGAGCGGGCCGGAGAAGACCGGATTGGTCGGGGCAGGCTGTCGCAATGGCCGCGTGATCGGCTGTTCGATAGACAATTCAAGCGCGGGTATCGGTGGGCTACTACGCCATGACTTCGAGATTACCGGCAACACGATTACTGGCGTGACGGGCAACGGCATCAACTGTGACCGAGACGGATCCAATCAGGTCATCTCGGCCAACACGATCATAGGTCACGCGACGGAAGCCGGTCGAAATGGCATCAGTTCGTATCGCTCCGATCACATCGTCGTCACCGGGAATTACATTGCCAACTTCGGCAATGCTGGCATCAATTTCCAGGATCAGAGCAATGCCGCCGACCTGGCAGGCATCATCTCCAGCAATACGATTGTGGATTGCGGCCAGGTCGCCACGGACTCTGGTCAAGGCAATACCGGGATCGTGGTGGGCTCCAGCGACCACGTACCGATCACCGGCAATCACATCCGAAACCCGCACTTCAACGGCATCAAGGTTAGCGACTCGAATGGTGTCAGTGTCGTTGGTAACACGGTGTACGAGGCCGGGGCTTTCGGCATCAACTTTGAGGACTGCGTGGGATTTACCTGCACCGGTAACACGGCGCGGTTATCCGGTCGCGACAACTTCTATTTCGAGGGCGCGCGACTCGGTACGATCAGCGGCAACGTCGGCATCGATGGCAACACCGATGACAGTGCAACGCTGTACAGCGGCTTTCGTATCGGTCCATTCGGGGCTACCGAGAGCAACAACATTACGGTTGTTGGAAATTTCGCCTCGGATACGCGCACACCCAAACAGCAGCATTACGGGCTGAACATCGAGAGCGCGAGCGTTGGTATCACGGTACTCGGGAATGACTTCACGACAAACCTCACCGGTGACATTCTCAGCAATGGTACGAACTGCCAGATTGGCTTCAACAATCAGGGCGGCACGGGGAGCTGGAGAACCCGGTCCAGCATCACGCCATACAGCGATCTGGGTCAGACGCTTGGCGCGAGCACGCTGCGCTGGGCGAATATCTTTGGGAACAAGCTGACGGTGGCGGAGGGAATTTCACTGCCATCCGCCATCACCGGTCACTCGCAATTGTTCTATCACACGGCAGGGGCCGAGCTTTCCATGATGCTCGCCTCCGGTATCGTGAAGCGCCTGAGCGGGCATGAGTCGGACACCGCCGCCAACATCGCGTCCGTTGCCGCGACAATCAATACGGCGAACAAGTACGCGAACAAGCTCGCGTGGGACGCCACGAATAACCGGATGCTTCGAGCGAGCGGATCAGCGGCCGCCGATCCTTGGCATGTCGTGGACGGCTCGGCCACGGTGACGCCGGCATGATCCCGGAACGCAGCCAACTGAGCAGGTAGATGCCTAGCAAACTGTCGATATACAACGGTGCTTTGAGAGAGGTCGGCGAACGCAAGCTCGCCTCCCTCTCCGAAAACCGCGAGCCGCGCCGCGTGCTCGATTCCATCTGGGATGATGATGCACTGAAGACCTGCCTGGCTGCAGGTCAGTGGAACTTCGCCTCCAACACGATCGAACTGACACACTCGCCGTCTATCGATCCCGCGTTCGGCCTCTCCTACGCCTTCGACAAGCCGGATGACTGGGTGCGAACCACGGGCGTGTTTTCTGACGAAGGCCTCACCTCTCCGCTTCTGCACTACAAGGACGAAGGTGATTATTGGTACGCCGATCTGGACACCATCTACGTGTCCTATGTCGACAGCGGCACGTCTTACGGTGGGGATTACGGCAAGTGGCCGGCGAACTTCACGAGGTACGTCGAGACGTGGCTTGCCGCGCGAATCTGTATGTCACTGACGCAGAATCAATCGAAGCGCGACAACCTGGAGCGTGACGCCGAGGTGTGGTTGGTCAAGGCCAAGTCGACCGACGCCATGGATGAGTCGACGAAGTTTCTACCCGAAGGCACCTGGAGCCGGGCGAGACGGGGCCGCGGGAATCGTGAGCGTGGCATCAGAAGTCGGCTGATCGGCTAATGCCCAAGACCACGCAGGCGCTGCTCAGTTTCAACCGTGGAATTCTGAGCAGGCTCGGCCTTGCGCGCATCGATCTGAACCGCACACCGCTGTCCGCGGAGATCATGACGAACTGGATGCCGCGCGTGCTCGGCTCCATGATGCTGCGGCCCGGCTGGCAGTACATCAGCGATACACGTAGCGATGCGGTGGCAAAGCTGTTCCCGTTCGTATTCGCGACAGACGACACAGCCCAGCTTGAGATCACCGAAGGCGTTCTGCGTATCCGCATCGATGACGTGCTTCTGACT